GTTGTTACATTATGTTTTTTTAGTAGTTGTCTTAATTTATCTACTGAAATGTCATATTTTTTGCTTTTATGAATACTATATTTTTTTGTTTTTTTTTGAGTGTTTCCTTGATTATTTGTCTTTATTTTCTTTGTTTTTTGTAATTTGTTTTCATTTAGTTTAGACCACCGCTTACTATTTTTTGTTTGTATTATTACCCACATATTGCCATCATTACCGCGTTTCTTTGTTCCTAATGTAAAGTTGTTAGCACTTTCCGACGGTCCTTGTCTTGTTGGCATTTTATATAATGTAGAAAAAAAGAAATTTAAAGAACAGTTAATGCAATTCTTTATTGTGCTAATAATATAAATAAAATAATATAAAGACAAACCACTAATTATAGTAATAGAATAACTTCTATTCATTTTTCTGCATTGGTGCCCGAGTGGTCTAAGGGGTGCGACTCAAGTTCGCATGGCTTCGGCCTCGTGGGTTCGAACCCCACCCAATGTACGCATTAATTTTTTTTATAAAATACTTTATTTTATAAAAAAAGTGTTTTTTTGTTTTTGGTTTTTTAGTTTTTGATTTTTTATTGTTTTATAATTTCATTGTTTCAACACAATTTGATGTTACACTTTATTGGCGCCGTAGGCGTGGTGGTTCAGTTGCACAACTACTTGGTGGTTGTGTATTTGGAGTATATGATTGGCTACGTTCTACAGGTGTAAAGGTTGCTCGTGTACTGCTTTTTTGCCTATTTACAACATTACCAAGAGACCTATATACTGCTTGACATTCATCCTTTGTTTCGCTATAGTTAATAGCTTGACCTTCATCAATTCCAATTTTAGATGCTTCTAAAATTGCATCTTGATTTGCACCTAAATACATAATTTCAATATTATATGATTCTTGTGCACTAGTAATAAGTTTTTTTAAAGATTCAGCATTAAATTTTTTGCTGCAATTTTCGCAACCATCAGTAGCAACATAAATCAAACACTTAGTGTAACTTGTTGGATCATGAAGCTTCTTTTCCATAAAATAAGTGAGACTTGAACCAATAGCATCGTATAGTGCTGTTTGTCCGCGAGGAACAAATTGTCTTAGCTCAAGAGGTCGCACATCTTCAATATTTAGTGACCTAATTAACATATGTTCTTCGTGGTCAAATAACTTAATTGACACATATACACGTTCGTCTGGCTTTAAATCTTGTCTAATAATAGACAATGTTGAATTAATACCACCAACAGTGTCTGCTTCTTTGCCCGACATAGAACCAGACCGGTCAATAATAGCGACGACTTCTTGAATGAATGATGCCATAATAGTAGTGTTTTAATATAATTTAATAAATTATTTTTAAATCAATTTTTTTTCATATATGTTTTATATATGTTTTATATATGTTTTATATATGTTTTATATAGTATAGCTAATAGTGTTTTTCAAAAAACATAATTTACATTAAATAAAATTGATTTAATATTAATTTTGATTTATTTTGATTTATTTTGATTTATTTTGATATAATATATACTATAAAATGCTCAAGCAACAAATGCTTATTGAAAAAACTAATTATGAACCCCATCTTAAGATTGAACTATTAACAGGCGCATTTATAGAAAATCAATTTAAAAACATATGTGCGCGAACTATTTGTCATGCTTATGCTAATGAAAGTTTAATAATTGAATATTTGAAATATAAAACGGAATTAGAACCTCACATATTTAGTGATGTAACATTTGCTATAGACTTAGTATTTGTTCAAGATTATATTGAACATATAAAACAAGTTAGCATAACATGTGAAGACATTCCTGTAATAACTTATGTATATAATACACTGTTGCGTGAGCCGGGAGATAGGGAACTGTGGCCACACGACAAAGCCTCATTAATTCTTGATAAAATACACTGCTTCTTTGATATTGATGAAAACAAACTAGCAAATGAATTAGTAGAAGTGCTAAGAGAAATTTATTATAATAAATTGTGGTAAAGCATAAAGCTTATAATATTTTTGAAGTATTAAAAGATTACTGTTTTTGTTAAATATAACCAAAAGAATAGTCCAACAAATGCTTTGGCTAATAAATCTAATATATTGTATCCAATCATTTTTGTTTTTTCATTTGTTTGATAAAATACTCCATATAATGACCATAGTCCCAAATATAAAAAGAATATTATTTTGGATTGTTTTGTTACTCTAGATCCAGTCATAAATAGTTTCCAAATAGTTCCGTATGTTAAAAAGAAAAATATAAAACCTATAAAATTAGCAAATGTTCTGTTTAATAAATCTACTTCGCCAAAATATCCAAAACCCAACATTAAGAAATTGAAAACTAATATTAGTGCAAACGAGAGAAAATGAACATCTTTTTTATTTTCATAGCTCAAGACGAGAGATAATACTAATAACATAAGTGGTGTGCTAATTATCCAATCAGAATAGCGCATATTATTAATTTTTTCTATTGGTAAATCTAACTCATTATTTGCTGTTTTTATTGATACTTCTTCTGTATCTTGTGTAAGTATGCTTTCTTCGGACTTATTTATTTCCTCTATAAATAATGAATAAAAGTAACCAGCAACAATTGAAATACATGTTTCTAAATTCATAATATGACGAATTTGTGGATTCGGATTTCTTAATGCTTCTATAAATGTAATTGTTCCTGTAGTAATCAAAAACACATATGTAAAATAAAAACTATTTTTTACACTAATTATTTGCATTATTATTACTACTACTAATATAGCTTAATAATATTATTAAATTAGCAATAATATTATTAAATTAGCAATAATATTATTAAATTGGCAATAATATTATTAAATTGGCAATAATATTATTAAATTGGCAATAATATTATTAAATTGGCAATAATATTATTAAATTAGCAATAATATTATTAAATTGGCAATAATATTATTAAAAATTAAAAATTAAAAATTAAAATACAAAATAGCTATTTTAATTAGAATATGCTAAACCACCCATACCCGACATAATACGAAGAACGTTGTAGTTAACCGCATATACACGAACTTTAGCAGTAGCCACACCTTGAACGGTGGCATTTGACAAGACTAACTGTAATGTAGCATTATCTATGCGCGAGAAATTGCATGTACCAGATGGTTGGTGTTCTTCTGGTCTTAACGCAAATGAGTAAACATTAATACCTGTGTCTGGGGCACGAGTGTGGTGCTGGAATGGCTGTACGAGGTCAAAATAAGTGCCTTCACGCTCAGAAAAGCGATCTTGACCGTTTAGCTGTAATTTAGCAACTACAACTGGATTTTCACCCCAGCAATGCATATCTAAAGCAGTTTCAGCCAAAACAAATGTTCCGGCATCAGATACACCCGAATCTTCAACATTTGAAGTTCCGGTGGGACCACCAGCGCTACCAGTGCTAGCAACAGTCATACCACCACTTACAGATCCCGATGTAGCAGCATTAACATTAGTTTTGAGTATTTGATTCGCCCACATGTCTTCAAATGCACCTGAAGTATTAATAAATTCGTTGTTTGTACCAGCTACACCAATAGTAGCTTTGGCACCAAACGCATGAACCGCGTTTGGTAAAGCATCTAAAGCATCTGTATAATTAAATGGCTGCGCACCTAATAGAGTATTTAAAGCAGTATTGGGATTTAGTGATGCGCAATAATCAACATTCGCATCTGGCTGAACAACCCAAATTAGTTCTTTGCATGGATGATTTAAATTCAATTTAATTTTATTTGACGACGAACCAACCGACTCATCACCAGTGAACTGAAGTTGTTCAATTAAATATTCATGTGGATTTTGCGCCATACGTCTGCGTTCATCAGTATCTAAGAAAATGTAATCAACAAAAAGCGAAGCAGCAGCTAGCGATTGTTTGTAAGCATTGGTAATTTTTGTTCCGGCACCATCTAAACTGCTAACAGCCCATAAGCATTCTTCAATATTGCGAATATCTAAATTGATTTTTACTTCATGATACTGTAGAGCAATTAAAGGTAGAGCTAAACCGGGATTACGGCAATACCAGAATTGTAGAGGAATGTATAAAGTGGTTTCTGGTAGCGCTTTGCGGGGAGCGCAAACTTGGCGCACACCATTGGCCGAGCAAGGACCATCTACATCGGCGAAAGTTGGATCGCATACATATGTTAATTGAGTTGTATTACCGATCATCTTGTAATAACCGCGTTCTTGTTCTTTGGACAAAGTAAGCTGATTCCAAATATGCATCCAATCACCATATTGACGATCAATGCGCTGACCACCAATTTCAACTTCAACTTGCGAAATTAGCTGTTCACCGGGGAAATCTAACCATCTAGCATATACACCGGTTCCGTCAGTAACTAAAGACTGACCAATTTCAGGTAGAGTTAATTGCAAATATGTATGATAAGCTAAATCACCGTTTCTTGAGATAGTGCAAGTAACACGGCGACCAAAATCTGCTTGTCCGTT